GTTTCAACGAGTTCTTTCAGGAACCTAAAAATATACCGGAGCGGACAAGAACGGAAAATTCTGACCCGAACGACCTGTCACCGTTCGATGATTACGATTCAAGACACGACCTGTCAGGACTCCTGACCTCAAACGGATGGCGAGAACTTTTCAGGAGAGGAGAACAAATTTTCTACCAGAGACCGGGAAAGGAAGGAAGAGGGGTTTCTGCGACGTGGAACTCTATTCCAAACCGGTTTTACTGCTTCTCGACCGCAACCTGTTTTCCAAACAACACGGTATTTAAACCATCGGCGGTATACGCAATACTCAAGTTCGGGGGAGATTATAACGCGGCGGCGAAAGATTTGTACGCCCTTGGATTCGGGTCGAGAAAGGAAAAAGAAAAAAAAGAACAGAGATCGGTTATAATCAATCCGAAGACCGTAAGAGAAAACGTCCTGAAAATCAGAGACTCCGGATACCAGAAAGGAAAATCCACCGGGTGGAAAAAACTGGACGAGTATTACTCGGTGATAAAAGGACAGTTCACCGTGATTACGGGGATGCCCAGCCACGGCAAAAGCCAGTTCGTGGATGCCCTGACGGTGAACCTCGCCATGAACGAAAGATGGAAATTCGCCTACTTCTCCCCGGAAAATTACCCCACGGAAATGCACTACCACCAGATCATCGAAAAAATATCAGGACAGAATTTCTGGAAAATACCCCCACTTGAAATCAACGAAATCATGGACTTCATAGAAGAGAAATTTTTTTTCATAGACGCGCTGGAAGAAGAAATATCACTCGACGGAATCCTGGAACAGACAAAAACATTGTGCGAAACAAAAGAAATCGACGCGCTCGTAATAGACCCGTGGAACGAAATCGAACTGTCCAAACCCAAAGATATTTCCGATTCGGACTTCATCGGCGCCTGCCTGCGAAAATGCAGGAAGTTCGCGAGAAAATATAAAATCCACCTCTGGATAATATGCCACCCGATCAAAATGCAGAAAGACAAGGACGGAAAATATCCGGTACCGGAACTATACGACTGCGCCGGAAGCGCCCACTGGCGCAATAAGGCGGACAACGGATTGTGCGTTCACCGCGACTTTGTAAACGAAATAACGGAAATACATATCCAGAAAATAAAATTCAGATACACCGGCAAACCGGGTACGTGCGAACTGAAATTCAATACCGAAAACGGAAGATACGAGGAGACGAACGATGCGACACGATTGGATTTTTAACGATACGTTTGACACATGGATGAAAATGAAAGCCTATGACAAAATTATCTGCACCACCAAAGCCATTGCGCGGAAAATTAAAACCGGACGACACCTTCCCGCAACTGCCACCAGAGGAAAAAATCAGAATCTGCGAGGAAATCGCATCACACTATCCCGATAATCACCCGGAAAAAAAGAAAATCAGGGAACAGATAAAAAACTACTCCCTGACGAAATCCATACACCAGTCCAAACTACCGTTCACCACAGGCCAACCGTCAGCAGCATCCGGCGAATGAAGCCGACAGGAACCGTAAGAAGTCGAAAGTTTGCTCTGATCACCCAACTCAAAAGCCACGCAATCACAACACCGGGACCTCCCCGGCTTTTCACACACATCATCCATAAACACCTCCCTGTATTAATTATATATTAAACTGTTGACAGGTTAATGGAAAAAGAGTATTATTAAATTAAAAGCTATGGACGACTTCCTGCTGTTACGATGCCAAAACGAAAAAGCGCACTCGCCAAAAGGCGAACGCAAAGCGGGAAATATCGTCGCGTTCATAGGCAAAAATAGCGTCACCGTGCGCTGCATAGACTCTTACTGCAAACACTGGAATAAAATTTCATTCTCGCTGCCGGGAATAAACGTGGACCTGAGAAAAGCAGGAATATCACAGACGGTCATCAAGCCGGGGTCCGTCACCTTCAAAGCGGGAAGAGCCAGCGCAATAGTAGACAACTGATTACCACCGGAAAAGCCAAGAGCTAAAAACCGTCCTTACACAAAAAGGCGATGCTCATGGCTTTAGAACCAATCAACGTAATCCGCGACTGCGATACCGCAATTAAAGCCCGCAACGAGGACTTCAAACGCTCTTTCGAAATCTGGGAAGCATACTTCGCCGCCAACGGCAAACAATGGCCTGAATCAAAAAGACAAGACCTCCTCGCACAAGAACGACACCCATGGCAGTTCGACGTCCTCGGCCCCAAAGTCGAAACCCTCGCAGGATCACTCACCGCAGAACTCCCCGACATGGACTGGCTACCCGTGGAAGGCGAACCAAACCAGGCGATAGAAGCCGTCAGAGAACGCTACTACGGCGACAAGGAACTGTTCAACTACAACGACGAAGCACTGCTGTTCACCATCCGCGACGGCTGCATCCACTCCGGATGGTGCCAGATGAAAGAGTCGAAAAGATACTCCGAAACCGGCAACATAGCCATCGAAAGATGCAGACCGAATTACATAGTCCCAGACTCCTACTGGGTCACCGATAACGACAGAGACCTCGACACCATCTTCAAAATCGGCTACTACACACCGGAGCAGATTTTAAACCTCTTCCCGAAACGGTCGAAGGAAATCGAACGGGCAATCGAAGAAAGAAAAACAAAAGGACTTATCTATTCGTCAAGCAACAGCCTGGAACAGCGCGACGACGACCAGAAAAACTTCAAGACCGAATCAGGCGACCAGTTCAGGGTGATCGAAAAATTCTACCTGAAAGACATCAAAACCGAACGCCTCGTTGGAATCAAAACACTCCCCAGCGGACAACCCCACTATATGCCGTTCCCCGTCACCAAAGACAGGGATATGCTGCAAAGATTTGCGGAAGTAAACGGACTCGACTGGGACAACGTGAGCGCGACCGAATACCGGGAACGCAAACAATTTATCGCGACAGTAACGGATTTGGATACGGAAATGTTTCTCGAGGAAGGCGAAACGCGCGAACAGGTCAACGGACTGTCGTTCTTCCACTTCACCTGCCAGCGGTACAACGGGCACGACAAGGGAATCGCGGAATCAATACTCGACGCGCAACGGGTGATTAACGAAAAGGAATCGTATTTGCTTGAGTACATGGCGAAAGCGGGCGGGGGCAGCGAACTCTGGAACTCCGATTTGTTCGCGGACGCCAACGCGAGAAAACGGTTCGTAAAGAACAAGAACAAATTCGGACACGTGGAATTTCTCGACATCGACGGGGTCAGGACACCCCGGATAGAAGTCAACCCGGCACAGGTGCCGAGCGCGGTGTTCCAGGAAATCCAGCGGATGTACGGCGAAACCCTGCCTATGGTCTCAAGAGTCAGCGACGCCATGAGCGCGATATCAAGCTCGGAAGACTCCGGCGTCCTGCTTGAACGCAAATACCAGATCAACAGAATCGGCAACGTCCTGTACGACAAGTACGTGAAACTCCTGGTAAACAACATCGGGGAGGCGTATTACTACCAGTCGCAGATCACCTACGGGGACACACAGCAGGAAGTCAAACGACGGAGCGGAGGGTCCATCACGATCAACAAGAAGGACTACTCGGGCGGGATGAAGGTCGTCATAAACGATATGTCAAGCCTGCCGAGATCGAAGGTGGTGGTGACGGAAAGCAAGTCGAATCCTATTTATCAACTCAGGAAGAAGATGGAAGTCGAAACCATCATGAAATCCATCCCGCCGACGGACACGCTCCGGATTCAATCGGCGCTCGGGATGTACTTCGAATCCATGAGCATGAACGACCAGACAAGGGCGCAGGTCGAAGCGGTGAACGAAATCGAAATGAAAAAGGCGATGCTCGCGACAATGGCCGAAATGTCAACATACGAAACGCAGATCAAGCAGAACCAGGCGGCGGGCGAACAGATCGCGATGTCCATGGTGAAAATGGAACAGCCGCAGCAGCCGCCCGCACCGCAGCAGTCCGTTCAGCCGCAGGCCGAAATGCCTCCGACACAGTCCGGACCGGAACCCGCAATGACGCCGCAGCAGGCGCAACCGGCGGAGATGATGGCGTAATATGAGAGCGAAGCGACAGAGTGACATGAAAAGACTGATTATAAACGCAAAGGCGGACAACACCCCCGCAATGCACAACCAAGGAGTTGGAAATGGCTGACGAAGCCCTCGTTTTTAAATCCACGGAGGAAAAAGCCGACGCGATCAGCAAGTACGACGAATCGAAAGGCGCCGAAGGCATCCAGAAAATCATGGACGCGCAGGTAGTACCCGAAGTCAAGACGGAAACACCCCCGTTGACAACGGAAAAACAGCCTGAAGCGAAACCCGTTCCCCCACCCGAAGCCAAGGTCGAGGCGGTCACACCCCCGCAGCAAACCGACACTCCGGACGACTGGGCGAAATCCAGAGGGTATGCGTCATTCGCGGAAGCCAGAAAGGCGTTCGACGAGAAGGAAGAACTGATCAAGCGGCAGCAGTCGTTTATAAAGGAGAAACTAAACCAGACACCGGCGGCGCCCCCGCAGCACCAGGCGCCCGCGCAGGCGCCAAGGCAGCAGCAGGTCGCGGCGGTAAGCTCAAAAATCGACACGATCAAAAGCTCTATCGCGGCAAACCTGCAAAAGCAGAAGGCGCTCATCGAAGAACTCCGGGCCGATCCGGTACTCAATACCGACGGGGATTTTCTGGCGAAAAAACACGCGGTCGATTCGGAGAAATTCGAACTCGACTCGCAACTCGTCGATGAAATCTCCGGCCTGAAGGGAATGATCGAACAGAATTCAAGACAGATCAAATCCTTCTCGGAACGGCAGGAGAACGATTCGCGGGCGGACCAGAGCCGAAAAGCCTACGAAAACGAAATGAACGAAATCGATTCGTTCGCTTCGAACGTGACTCACCCGGAATTCAAATTCACCGACGGAAAATCATCGGTGGACGTGGAAGCCGAATGGGCAAACTGGGCCTCGCAAGTGGCAAGCGCAGTGTTCGGTTCACAGGTAAACGTACTTCGAAGCCAGCAGGAACGGGAAGCCGTGGCCCACGCAATGAACCTGCTTTCGGAAAAAGACCCGGAAGTGATCAACGCGTGCAGAGTCGCCGGAATACCGCAGGAACCATCGCAGGACGTGGCCAGATATCTGGAAATCTGCGAACTCCTCGACCACCGGGACGGCATCAAGAAAAACCCGATCACCGGCAAAAAGGAGCAGTTGGAACGCCTTGTGCGCGATCCGGCAACCGGAAACTTTTCAAAGGAAAAAGTCCGGTTCGCTTCAATCGAAGACGCCTACCAGCACCGTCTCGCCGTTGACGGCACATATCAGAAACGCATAAAAGAAGCATACGCTAACGGCGGCAAGGACCTGGCGGCGGCGGCGCAAAAACGCTCCCAGGCGCCCGTCGAACTCGACAACGCCACCGGAACGTCCAAGGCGGACGTCGGACTCGCTCAATCTCCACAGGACGCAATGAAAACCCTGGAACAGATCGACGAAGCCGAAGCCTACCGACAAAAACTTTCCGGCGACTCGACGCTTTGGAACAAGTACGAAGGCGCACTCAAGGCAGTTCAAGGATGATTGAAACGCATTGTAGCGGGCAACGAAAACAACACTAACTTTTTTCAAGGAGAATTTTTATGGGTATCGGCGTAGTTGCCCCAGTCGCATTGGATGCCAACTCCCTACGAGTCGGTTATGACAAACAACTCCGGATTAAGTCGCTCCCCGAGGACATCTACAGCGCACTCTCCGGTCTCACCAAACCCGCCACGGAATCGAAGACGATTCCCAACGCGATATACATGACCATCGAAGCGGACGCACTCGCCGGAAGCAATTCGGCAGTCGTCACGATGAAAAAGCCCCTGCAAACCGCCGGTGTTTTCGGCAACGCAGTGGCAATCGGCAACGAGGAACTTCCCGTCACGAAGTCATTCCGAGTGTACCGGAACAACTGCCGGAAAGTCATCTCCACCCCCGGCTACGGTATCCGCAAACTCGACGCGGATTACCTGAAACTCTTCCCGCAGCACATCGAAGACCTCTCGACGTGGAACAAGGAAGAGGAAGGGCTGGAAATCCGCATGGCGTTCATGCAGACCTTCGGCTGGTCCCTGACCTTCGGAGATACGGCGGCAATATGCGCCCAGAACTGGAACCCGAATATCTTCGTTTCGGGCCTCCCGATCCGGACGTGCAGCCCCGTATACAGCGCAAACGTGGCGACCTACACCACAAACATCATCAACACGATTATCGCGGCGGGCGGCGGCAGCATCCTCCCGACAATCGGCCAGACCCTGAACCAGCCGAACCTGTCAAACCTGTCGAATTTCGCTTTGGAACGCAGGATCGAACCCCTCCAGATCGCCGGACTTCCGGGCGGCAAAGGCTTCGTTCTCACCATCAGCGAACGCCAGGCGGCGTACATCAGCGATCCGGCATGGTCCCAGAGGAACATGGGCAGCCTTATCAGGCGCGATCAACTCCCCGCCCCCACCTGCAACTGGCCGGGCGTGATCGGAGCCTACAAGGACATTCTGCTCGTTCTGGACGTGCGCCAACCCACCCTCAACCCGACCGGCTCAAGCGCACCGTTCGGTCTCAGCGCCGGATACCTCTGGCCGGGCGACATCGATCTCCGTTACCGCGACGACCGGGACGTCATCGATACCGCCTACCTGCACGGAAAAGCCTCGGTGGTGAAGTGGGAACCCGAAAAGCTCTCCCACATCCAGCAGGAGGACGATTACGCAAAGGTGATCGGTCACGGCACCGCCCGCGTATGGGGACACCGCATCCCGATTTACGACCAGACCATCCCGAACATGGGGTCTTACGAGTACTGGGGCGGCATCCTCGTACTTTGCAGGATTCCTGACTACGTGTAATAGCCTGAACTGAGCGCCGGGGGAGAAATCCCCCGGTTGCTTTTTCCTGAAACCTTCTTGAAAGGACTGTTTATGATCAGCGGCAGCGAAATGGCACTCGACCGGGCGCAAATCGAACGCTCACAGAACCGTGAACACGCAATCATGGCAAAAGCCAGCATCATGGGCTACAAATTTATCAGGCTGCAACTCAAAAATATCCGAAAACGCCGGATTGTAGGGGTCGATTGCATCGCCGCCTCCGCTTTCGTGAACGAAGAAATGGGCGGCATCACCGATTACAACATCGAAGTCAAGGGCGGGGAGATAAATTTCCAGTTTAGGCCCGATTTTGCGGCATACCTCTTCGACATCCTCGACACCGATCGGAACCGCCAGTTTCTCGCAAGCCATTACGAGTTCAATTACTGGCAAATCCTCGACAATCACGTGGATTTCGATATCAAAGCACGGTTTCAGAAGATCAAGGAAGACCTGATCAAGAAACCCGAACCCCTGAAGGCCGGAAGCAAGGAATTCTGGGACGAAGTACACAAGGCCGAGGAACACAGCCGCCTTCTGGCGCGAGGTGAAATAGAAATCCCGGTGGCAACACAGTCTGCGGTATCGCCCTATGACGTAAATCTCAAGGCCGAACCGATTATTTACGAACCGCCGACTCCGGAAGCCGTCACCAACGCCAGACCCAGGGGAAGACCGATCCACAACGCCAGACAATACACGGGCCTCACCGCTTCCGAGCGGAATAAAATCGTCGCGGAGAAAAAAATCCAGATGGAAAAGTCCCGGTTGCTCGGAAAAAGCATTATTCCGACCGATCCGCTTGAAGACGTTTCACGTGAAACCGAAACCCAAGGAGCAGGCGTCAATGCGCCTTAATCATGGCAACAACACTTGAAATATTGACGATTTTGCAGGAACAGTACAAAGGCTGGAACATAAACGGCACTCGGGGAATCCTGCATTATCTCAATCTGGCTCACAGACTCTTCAGGCAGCAGGAATCGGAACAAACCATCTACTTTACACCGGCAACAGGGAAGTTGCCATTTCAAAACACCGTCGCGGGAACCTACCAGTACACATTGCCGAATAACTGCTGGAAACTTTTCGGCGTTTTCGTCGAAGCGGGCGTCACCGGAAGCCTGCTTGACAGTTACTACGGCACCGGGTACGCCATGCGGATAGGCGCCGCACGAAAAGTCGAAGTCACCACCCTTTCCGGCATCGATTACCTCAGAATCCACAACATCCGCAGCACCCCGTGGTCCGAATCGGGCAACGCAAGCCTTATTTTCACCGACGACCCGGGAAACTCGACGAATATTTACAATATCGCGTACTACCGACTCCCCGTCGATATCGTTTCCGACGCTATACAAATGGAAGTCGAGCCGCCATGGGACGAGATGTACCTGATACCCGCCACCTGCAAACTTATCGAAGGCGTGGAACACGGCAACTACGCCGAAGCCCGAAAAGAAGTACTTGATATGTGGAAATCCCTCTATTGGAAGGAACTAAATACAGGCGAACAGGGCATGTATGCGGAAACCGAAGATAGAGGCTATTAAATGGTGACAAAAACCGTAGGAGTTGGCGGAGATTACTCGGATTGGAACGCTGTTTTCAATTGGTTAAGCACTTTGGTTTTTGCTGACAATTACGAGATAATCCAAATAAGCGATGTAACAAACGTAACAGTACCGACACCTTGGCCTGCCGGACATGGCCCAATATTAAGTACCTATACTCTTACTTTTAAAGTTTCTCCAGAAGGCTATCACAACGGCGACCCTACCGCTGGATATAAAACCTATCTTCCTACCCCTTGGATTAATAATGTTTTTGGAACAGCCAACGGCGATACGGTTATTTTCGACGGATTAAATATAATTAACCAAATTGGATACCCACCAATACGGTGTTGGGACAGTAACGGAACCGCTTCAAATTTTTGTCAAGTAATAATTAAAAATTGCATAATTCAAGGAGTTGGGGGCAATTGGCTTAGTTTTGATTTTGGTGTTTTGCTTTATTCAAATAAAGGTTCAAGTAAAAACCAGATGTACAATTGCAAAATTTATAATTGCGGTTGTGCAGGGATTGGATTAACCGGCTGGGCACACGCAGTTGAATCTGGATCAACAATAGAAAATTGTACCGTTTATAATTGCGGTAATTATAATAGCGGGGGACCGTTGCATTATCATGGTATAGGTAGTTGGCTTTATTCCATGAAAAATATCAGCTTTTCTAATGTTGTAAGTTGTAATAACAACGCCGTTTATAGAGATTGGGAAGATACAATTCCTTTACTAAGCGGAAATTCAATAACAAATTGTGCCGATTCTGACAATTCAATCCCTTTTGGAACAAACAACCTGAATAATATTATTCCAGCAAACGAATTTGTTTCTTTGTCTGATACTAATTCAAGATTTCTCAATTTTGATTTGGGAACCCTGATATCCGTTGCCGTAACAAACCCCGACAAGGGACCAGAACCATTAAAGGTAAAATTTACAAGTAATGCTAATTACACGTGGCCATCGAACCATCTTTATAGTTCAGGAATAGCACCGACCTTGACCACCACGGATATTGCCGAAAAAATCTATGGGCAATACGGGAACTATCCCATCGGTTGCCATAACGCGGAGATGGCCTACTAATGGGCCGCAAGAACTACAACAAAGGCTCCGATAAAACCGACCGAAAAATAATTTCCTTCGATCAAGACTCCTTTGCAGCCGGGCTGATTAAAGATTTCCCCGCAACAGAAATTTCTGGCAACGCTCTCGCCAAGGCCGATAACGTCGTCAATTACCCGAATGAAGTTCAGGGGCGCCTCGGTTCTCAGCTTTACACCACCTACGAACTGCCTCCCATCACCGGTCGCACCGGACTCGTCGGTTCAAAAGCCGGGTATATCATCACCTGCACAACCAATCTTTTCACCGAAGACGACGTCGGCAACTATTGGGTATGGCCGGGAACCGAAACTGTTCACGAAGAGATCATCCGTTACATAAACGGTTTTCATGTTGAAGTGGCAACAAGTGATACACGCGCACTCACGACCGGGTGCTATATGCGCGGAAAGGTGAACCTCTGGCATTTTCACAGCGTACTTAAGAAATGGCTGTTTCTTATCGGAACCGACTTCTGGGTGGTCGATATTCCAATGACTACCTGGACGAAGATACTGGTAATTTCAAAAGGCAGCGTTCCGAACAACGCCCTTTCCGCAGTTGACGAATACGATAAAGATTCGTGGATAGTTTTCAACAGCAAGGGACATTATCACGTTACCTATTACTGGGAAAAATTCTTTGCGTGGAAACGCAATATCCCGATCCCGAATATCGCGGTAGACGAGGTTCCGGCGACGGCGACCACCAATTTCCTGTACGGGTATATTTATTCGACGGCGCGTCTCACCGAAATGGGGAATTTCATCGACCGTCTCACACCGTCGCGCATTGAACTGGAAACTGGAACGAATTCGTGGGGAGACAACCTTCAGGATTACAACGACGTAAACACCGTAAACGCGATAGACGCAACCAACGGGCAGGTTGTCGGACCCCTTTATGTGCCGCAGGTCACCGATACCGATCCGGTGGAATATCACACCCATCTCACGCATTTTCCGATTTATCGCACACTCGACAAGACCAATCTTTATCAGCAGGACCAGAATCAGGCACTTCTCAACAACCCCCAAAGGTTTATCTGGGTCAAGGATTTGAGAATTTGCGCGGCGTTTTTTGCCCGTAAGTACAACGGTCACGTACTTGCACGTTACGGCCAGTTTGAAATAGCCGATATCGGCAGTACAATCGAATGGGAAAACGGCGACC